TTCAAAAGCACAGCAACGTGGACTGCACCGACTGGCGCAACGACGGTGGATTACCTTGTCGTCGGCGGGGGTGGGGGCGGTGGAAACGGCGGCGGCGGTGCCGGTGGATTTAGAACCGGAACGGCTTTAAGTGTTACGGCAGGAACGGCTTATGTTGTAACCGTTGGAGCCGGCGGCAATGGCGGTGTAAGCAACTCATCAGCCTCAACAAGTGGCAATTCGTCAACTTTTAGCACAATCACATCCGCTGGTGGCGGTCGCGGTGGAAATTGGGGCAATTCAGGCGCAACCGTTGGAGCAACTGGCGGCGCAGGCGGTTCCGGCGGTGGCGGAACTGCTTATGGCGGTTCGCAGCCAGCCGGCGCTGGCAATACGCCAAGCACATCACCTTCGCAGGGCAGCGCCGGAGGTAATGGAATTGAAGTCCCTGGAAATTCAGCGGGAGGTGGTGGCGGCGGCGCATCTGCTGTGGGTGCTGCCGCAACATCTGGAGCAGGCGGTACGGGCGGTAATGGAACCGCATCAACTATTTCTGGATCATCTGTAACGTATGCGGGCGGCGGCGGCGGAGGCGGTCAAGCCGCTGCACCATCAAACACTTACGCTAATGGCGGCTCTGGCGGTGGTGGCAATGCTTTGACTGCCGGGGGCGCTTCTGGATCAGTCAACACGGGCGGTGGTGGCGGCGGGGGGCAATATGCCTCTACTAGTGGCGGCGCAGGCGGCTCCGGCATCGTAATCATCAAGGTCAACTAATGTCTCAAAAATACATAGGCGGGTTCATCACCAAGTCGCCCGTTGCGCCGACGACCTCGGCTGCGAGCGGCATTTGGACGTTGAGCCAAGCCATGCAGTACATCAAGGCCGGGACATGGCCGTTGCCTAACTACACCGTCATCGAGCAATTCCTTGCCAGCGGAACGTGGACTGCGCCTACGGGCGTGACTGCCGTTGATTATTTGGTTGTCGCGGGCGGTGGAAGCGGAACTGGTAATAGCGGCGGTGGCGGCGGTGCCGGAGGATTTAGAACTGGAACGGGATTTAGTGTAACGGCCGGAACTGATTACACAATTACCGTTGGAAGTGGCGGTGCAAATACCACGGGGTCTGGCCCTTCAACACAAGGCAACGACGGCAACAATTCCGTATTTAGCACTATTACAGCAACCGGCGGCGGTGGCGCGGGGCGGTATGCTGCAAACGGTAGAAACGGCGGTTCTGGAGGAGGGACAGCCGGAGGCGGCACGGCAGGCTCTGGAAATACTCCATCTACATCGCCAAGCCAAGGAAATAATGGCGCAACTGGCCCAACATCCGCCGCATACGGCGCAGGCGGCGGCGGTGGTGCATCAGCCGCAGGAACCGCAGGAACAACTACAAATGGTGGCGCAGGCGGTGCTGGAACTGCCTCAACTATTTCTGGCGCATCTGTCACCTATGCTGGTGGTGGCGGCGGTAGCATTAGTGATTCAACTACAAATTACGGAGCCGGTGGGTCTGGCGGTGGCGGTGCCGGAGGCAATAACGCTTCGCCTGTTGTTCCCGGCACGAATGGCACAGCCAATACCGGCGGCGGTGGCGGAGGAACAGGAACGTCAACTACGTCTGGAAATGGCGGCTCCGGCATCGTCATCGTCTCTTACGCAATGGCCTTTGGCACTCCGATCATCTTCAAAAGCACAGCAACGTGGACTGCACCGACTGGCGCAACGACGGTGGATTACCTTGTCGTAGCGGGTGGCGGTGGTGGTGGTGAATATATTGGCGGCGGCGGCGGCGCAGGCGGGTTCCGCACCGGAACCGCTTTAAGCGTTACTGCCGGAACTAATTACACCGTAACCGTTGGCGGCGGCGGTACTGCTGGTTCTGGTGGTTCTGCAGGCAAAGGCGGTAATGGCAGCGATTCCGTATTTAGCACCATTACTAGCACAGGCGGCGGTGGTGGCGCAGGCCGACAAGGAACAGGTGGGGGTCTTATTGCGGCTGGAAATGGCGGCTCTGGTGGTGGCGGACGAGGAAGCGGGGCCGCTTTTGGAACGGGGAATACCCCGTCTGTAAGTCCAAGCCAAGGGAATAATGGTGGCTCTGGAAATGTTGGCCCCGGCGGAGCGGGCGGCGGCGGTGGCGCAAACGCAGCCGGATCAAATTCTGGCCCAAGCGGGCAAGGCGGAAATGGAGCGGCAGGGACTGCTTCTTCAATTTCTGGCACATCAGTTACTTATGCTGGAGGAGGCGGAGGCGGGTCAACAACTCCAGCAACAACAGGCGGAACTGGTGGCGCTGGCGGTGGTGGTAATGGAACAACTGCAAGTTCTCCAGCAAGCAACGGCACTGCTGGCACAGCAAATACGGGCGGCGGCGGTGGTGGTGGTGCATGGACTGATGGCCCAAGCACTAATGGATTTGCAGGCGGCTCCGGTATTGTTATTTTGAAGGTGAACTAATGAAGGCTTATCAACTTGTAGGCATCAACACGGCTATGCACTTGCTGCGCCCCGGCGCGAAGTGGGAAATTACGGGTGGCGTAGGGTTTACCCGTTGGGAAGATCCGCGCCCGCAACCCTCAATGGAAGAAGTCATGGAAACCATTGAGAAGCTCAAAGCGTTTGAGGATTCCATCAACACGATCTTGTTGCCCGAGCAACAGGAGGCGATGGAAGCGCAAATGGAGCAAGTCGAACAGGCGATGAATTCGTGAACTTACACGGCATATTTCCGACGCCGGTCGCCAAGTTCACGCTCGGGCGCGACTTCACCGACGACGAAACCGCATTCGTCGCCGCGCAGCCCACGCACAAGAACATGGGCAACACGACCAGCAACGACCGTTATGTGTTGCGCCATGACACGATGGCCGACCTTATGGCATTTGTGCAGGCGTCGGTTGATGAGTACGTCAAGGCGGTATATGCCCCCAAGGAGGCTGTATCGCTCCGCGTCACGCAGTCATGGCTGAATTACACCAAGCCCGGCGAATACCATCACAAACACGCGCATCCGAATTCGTTTGTTTCCGGCGTCCTGTATTTGAAGGCCGCAAAGGATCAAGACCGCATTTATTTTTACCGTGACGGCTACCAGCAGATAAAATTGACCACGGATAACTGGAATCTATATAACTCGGAATCGTGGTGGTTTGAGGCCGCGACCGGGGAATTGCTGTTGTTTCCGTCACATTTGACGCACATGGTTGAGACGGTGCAGGGCGATGAACGCATTAGCCTTGCGTTTAACACTTTTCCGGTTGGATTGGCCGGCAGCGAAGAATCGCTGACCGCCTTGCACTTGAGGGACTAACATGGCTCACTTTGCAGAATTAGACGCAAATAACGTGGTTTTGCGCGTGATTGTGGTCGGAAACAAAGACACCTCCGACGCAAACGGCGTAGAAAAAGAAAGCATCGGCAAGGCGTTCTGTGAGCGTCTGTTCGGCGGCAACTGGGTGCAAACCTCGTACAACGGCAACATGAGGAAGCGGTACGCGGGGATCGGATATTCGTATGACCCGACGCTGGATGCGTTTATCGCGCCGAAGCCGTATCCGTCGTGGTCGCTGAACGTCGGCACGGCGGAGTGGGAAGCCCCGATCCCTATGCCGACGGACGGCAAAATGTATTCTTGGGATGAAGCCACCGGGCAATGGCTTGAAGTCACAATGGGTGCCGCATGAGCGCGATCTGGAAGGTAGACGAAATGCTGGTCAAGCCGTTAGAGGACGGCAAGCCGGATGTGGTGGTCACGGTCAAATGGTCGTGCAGCGCATCCGCCGACGGCAAGACCGCCATCATCTCGGGCAGCATGGGCTTCGATAGCCCCGGCGACCCGTTCGTGCCGTATGCAAACCTTACGGAAGCCGAGGTGCTGGGCTGGGTGTATGCCCGTGGCCTCAACAAAGACCAGACCGAGGCCGTGGTCGCGTATGACCTTGCTCAAATGCTGAACCCGCCCGTGGTGTCAAAACCTTTGCCGTGGGGTGCGTGATGGCGTCGTTCGCATGGAAGATTGACCGCGTGACGATAAACGGCCCGACGCTGGTCGAGGCGCATTACCGCGTCATCGCCAGCGAAGGCAGCAAGACCGTGGAAACCGAAGGCAACTGGCGCTTCCGCGAAATCAAGTCCATGACCGACACCACCGAGGAAATGATCGCAGGCTGGATCGAGGCCGAGGCGGTCATTGACGGCGTATGTACAATTAAACGCGATCTGGAGCGGCAACTAGCCGCCAACGAAACCAGCGACTCACCGCCGTGGGTTCCCAAAACCTTCAAGCTCGGGTGACCTATGACGCAGCCTATCGACATCATCAGCCGCGCCCTTAAAGACATCGGTGCATTGGAAGCCGGGGAGACGCCGACCCCCGAGGCCGCAGCAGATGCGTTCGATATGCTGAACGATATGTGCGCCCAATGGTCGAACGAAAACATGATGGTGTTTTACCGCACGGAGATCATCTTTCCGTGCGTGCAGAACCAGATCCAGTACACCATCGGCCCCGGCGGGCAAGTCGGCAGCGCCTTCACCGGCAGCATTAGCGGCACGACCTTGACGGTCACCGCGCTGACCTCGGGCGCGATCACGATGGGCCAGACGATCTCGGGCACGGGCGTCGCCTCGGGCACGACCATCGTAGGCTTCACCTCGGGCGCTGGCGGCAACGTCAACGAACTCGGCACCTACACCGTCAGCCGCTCGCAAAGCGTCGCCAGCACCGCCATGACGGGCTATTACGAACGCCCGCTCACCATCGAGTCGGCCTTCGTGCGCGTCACCACGACCAGCAACGGCGCTCCGATCTATGGCGGTGGCCTCGACTACCCGATCTCGGTCGTGAGCCTTGAGGAGTATGAAAGCATCGGCCTCAAGTCGCTAAACGGCCCGTGGCCGAAGGTTGTTTACTACCAGCCGAGCGAGCTTCTCGGCACGGTCTACGTCTGGCCGAACCCGGCGCAGGGCGAGATGCACTTGTTTGCCTCGACGCTGTTCCGGCAGTTCGGGTCGCTGTTTGACACGATCCAGCTCCCGCAGGGCTACAACATGGCGCTGCGCTGGAACCTCGCCGAGCGCCTCATGCCCATGTACGGCAAGGCCAGCGAAATCCAGATCGCAATGATCCAGCAATATGCGGCGCAGGCGAAATCGACGGTCAAGCGCACCAATATGCGCCCGCCGCAGATCGCCCGTTACCCCGAGTATCTGCTGTTCGGTAAGGCCAAGGACGCGGGCTGGATCATGGACGGGGGCTTCGCGTAATGGCTGACTTCGGCTTCGTCGGAGCCTCTTACGTCGCGCCCAGCATTTACCAAGACGATCAAGAGTGCATCAATTTTTACCCCGAGGTAGACCCGACCAAGCAGCCGGGTGAGCGGGGCATTGTTGCGCTGTATCCGACGCCCGGCCTCACCACGAAAGCCTCGCTCGGCACCGGCAAAGTTCGCGCCATGCGTGCGCTGTCGGGCGGGCAGTATCTGGTCATTATTGTTGATAACACGGTCTGGGCCATCGACACGCTCTGGCAAGCCACCAACATCGGCACGATCAACAGCATCTCGGGCTATGTCGCCATCACCGACAACCAGATGGACGCGCCCTACGGGATCACGGCGTACATCGTGGACTCGGGCGGACGGTATTACTGGTCGTCCAGCACGACCCAAATCCAACCTGTGCCGAACGATGACGGCCTTTGGCAAGGCGCTACGTCGTGCGACGTTGTGGATAACTACGTCGTCTACAACCAGCCGGGCACGCAGAATTGGGCGGTGACCGATCTTGCCTCGCCGTTCACGACGACCGGAAATTTTGGCAGCAAGGACGGGTCACCCGACAACCTTGTTGCCCTTTTTGTTGACCACCGCCAAGTCTATCTGCTCGGCGAAAACACGACCGAAGTGTGGGTAGACGTTGGCAACTTGATCGAAGGCATCACGACCTTTCCGTTCCAGCGCGTCTCGGGAACGACCGCCCAGCACGGCATCGCGGCCCCCATGTCGCTCGCTCGGTTCGGCGAGTCGTTCATGTTCGTCAGCAAAGACACCCGCGGCAAGAACACCATCGGGATGCTGAACGGCTACCAGTACCAGCGCATCTCAACCCACGCCGTCGAGACGACGCTCGCCGACGCCGACGTATCGGATGCCGTGGCCTATACCTACCAAAAGGCGGGCCATGAGTTTTACGTCCTTACGGTGCCCTCTATTGACCTCACATGGGTCTACGACACCGCCTCGGGCGTCTGGCACAAATGGCTGTATTGGGACGGCACGCAATACACTCGCCATCGCTCCAACTGTGGCGCGTTCTTCGCGGGTCTAAACGTCGTTGGCGACTACGAAAACGGCAAGATCTACGCCCTTGACGATAACGTGTACACCGACGACGGCCAGCCGATCCGCCGCCTGCGCCGTGCCCCGCACATCGTCTCCGACCTCCAGCGGCAGTATTTCGACGAACTTCAGATTCAGTTCCAGCCCGGCGTGGGCCTTAACGACGGGCAGGGCCAAGACCCGCAGGCGATGCTGCGCTGGTCGAGCGACGGCGGCAGCACATGGTCGTCCGAGCATTGGGTCAGCATCGGCAAAATGGGCCGGTATACCAACCGCGCCATCTGGCGACGCCTTGGCTGGTCGCGTGACCGCATTTTTGAGGTTGCCGTCTCCGACCCCGTCAAAGCGGTCATCGTCTCGGCTAACCTCAAGGCGTCCGCCGGGGCCAACTGATGGCGGGCTTTAACTCCAACATCAATTACCCGCAAAGCCCGTTTATTGACCAACTGACGGGACGCCCTGCGCGAGAGTGGCAAGTCTGGCTTCAGTACCCTCGGGTCGCCGGTATCC